CAATCAGGTATTTGTTGCTTAAAATAGTTTTATGAATCCTATAAGGGATATTGTTATAGTAGGTGGAGGAACTGCTGGACTTATTACAGCTTTAATATTTAAAACATCCTTTCCACATTATAATATTAAATTAATAAAATCTTCTGATGTTGGAATAATAGGAGTAGGAGAGGGATCTACTGAACATTGGAATGATTTTCAAGAATATGTAGGTATAGATCCATGGGAATTAATAGTAAAAACTGATGCTACTTTTAAATTAGGAATTTTATTTAAAGATTGGAAAAAAATTGGATCAAGTTATGTTCATAATATAAATTTTAATCCTAATCCTTCTGCAATAGGACATATAGAAATGTTTGATTTATTATCAATTCAAACCAAAGATAATCCATATATATTATCAATGGATTTTGATAAATTCGTTAAGGAAAATTCTATCCATTTCAATCAAGAATTAAACCCTACTAATCAATATCATTTTGATACACATAAATTAAATATTTTTTTGCAAAAAAAATGTAAAGAGATTAAAATACAAATTGAAGATCATTATATAAAAAATATAAATCTAGATAATAAAGGAAACATATCCAGTTTATTAAGTAATAAAGAAAAGACTATAAAGGGAGATTTTTTTATAGATTGTACAGGATTTAAAAGAATTTTATCTTCTAAACTAAATACTAAATTTATTTCTTATCAAAAATATCTTCCTATGAATCGTGCTATTACTTTATCTACAAACTTAAATTTAGATAAAGGTATAGAACCTTATACAAAATGTACTGCTTTAAATTCGGGATGGGCTTGGAAAATTCCTACTCAAAAAAAATACGGAAATGGGTATGTATTTGATAACAGGTATTTAAACACTGATAGTGCCTTAAATGAATTTAACCAACACTTAAAAATAAATGCAGAAAAGGCTGTTAAAGATATTAAATTCGAAGCAGGAAGAGTGGATCAAAATTGGGTTAAAAATTGTGTTAATATAGGTCTTTCTAGTGGATTTATAGAACCTTTAGAAGCACAAAGTATAGGATCAAGTATAATTCAAGCCTTTGCATTAGTAAATTCTTTTAATACTTGGTTAATAAATCCAAAAGTTTCAAATAAATACAATAAACATATGATTGATGTTTTTAATAATAATGTTGATTATATACAATTACATTATTTTTCCAAAAGAAAAGATAGTAAATTCTGGAAAGATAAACCTTTTGAAATAACATCCTTTAATAAAGAATCATTTATTCCTTTTTCTAAAGGAAATTTCTCTAATGAATTATTTTTTGATAAACCCTATTTAATGTTTCGTTCATTAAACTTTTATCAAACTTATTATGGTTTAGATTTGTTAGATAAAGATTCACTCAAAAAAACAATTCAACAATTACCACAAGATAAATTAAAATCTTTAAAAGAAGAATATAAAAAAATATTACCTATTATTGGACCTCCTAGAGTAAACCATGTAGATATTTTAGAAAGTATAAAACTAAATTATTCTTCCTAAATCTTTATATATTTATTTACAGATAAGATAGATATTCCCAATAATATCTCCCTCAAAATAAAACACACTTATATTACTTTCAAATAAGTAATCCCAAAAATTTTTATAATGTCAAACACTAAGTTTTTCAACGATGCTATCGCTGAAGCTAAAGCTATTAGAGAAACTGCTCTAGCTAATGCCAAACTCGCTCTTGAAGAAGCTTTTACTCCACAGATTCAATCTATGTTAGAGAAAAAATTATCAGAAGAATCTGATGATCTAGCAGAAAAAAAAGAAGATATGGACGAAGCTAAAAAAGACGAAATGGATGAAGCTAAAAAAGAGGACATGGACGAAGCCAAAAAGGACGACATGGACGAAGCCAAAAAGGACGACATGGATGAAGCCAAATCAAAAGATGATATGGATGAAGCCAAAAAGGACGATATGGATGAAGCCAAAAAGGACGACATGGATGAAGCTAAGCACAAAGAAATGGACGAAGCTAAAAAAGAGGACATGGACGAAGCTAAAGCTGACGTTGACGAAGCAAAGAAAGAAGACATGGATGAAACTATAGAAGTATCCGAAGAAATGAAGGATAAAGATATGGATGAAGACATGTACGAAGAAGGTCAAATCGAAGAAATTGATCTTGACGAACTACTTGCTGAACTAGAAGCCGCTGAAGAGGGCTATGGTAAAGACAAGATGAAAGACGAAACTGTAGAAGAAGCACCTGTATCCGAAGAAGAAGTAGCTGAAGAAGCTGCTGCTGACGACGAAGTAGGTGAAATCTCAGTAGAAGATCTTAAAGACATCATTAAAGACGTAATGGCAGATGTGCTAGGCGGCGGAGATGGTGAAGACATGGAAATCGATGTTGATGGAGATGGTGACATAGATGTTGCTATTGACGGAGATGACGATGGAGATGTAGAAGTAGAGGATGAAATGGCAGAAGTTAAGAAAGATGACAAAATGGATGAAACAAAAGCTGAGTTAAACGAAGCTATTAAAGTAATCGAAACTTTGAAATCAGAACTTAATGAAGTTAACTTACTTAATGCTAAACTTCTTTACGTAAATAAATTATTTAGAACAAAGAATCTTACTGAATCTCAGAAAGTAAAAGTTATTAATTCATTTGATAAAGCTGAATCAGTAAAAGAGGTTAAAAACTTATTCGAAACAATTAAGGATGCAGTTACTGCAACTAAAAAGCCAGTAAACGAATCTAAAGGATTCGCTTCTAAGGCTGCAGGGGTTGCACCTAAAAAACCGATTGTTGAGAGTGATAACTTTGTAGCTAGAATGCAAAAACTAGCCGGTATTATTTAATAAATTAAATTTAAAAAAATGTCAAACGTAGTAAATCAACTATTAGAAACTGCTAACCCGTACAAATCAGTACAAAAAGATGCTGCTAAATTAGCGGGTAAGTGGGAAAAATCAGGATTACTAGAGGGAATAACTCAGGAAACTGATAAGTCTAACATGGCTATTATGTTAGAAAACCAAGCTAAACAACTTGTTGTTGAAGCTAACACTACTGGGACAGGTGGAACATTTACTCCAGGTACAGGTGAACAATATGCTGCTGTAGCATTACCACTTGTAAGAAAGGTATTTGGACAAATCGCTGCTAAGGAATTCGTTTCTGTACAGCCAATGTCTTTACCTGCTGGTTTAGTATTTTACCTAGACTTCCAGTACGGAAATAGTAAAACTCCATTCACTGATGGAAATTCAACGTATGGTGATAGCTATGCGGATGGTCACTTCGGTAATACAAACGAAGGTGGTCTTTACGGTGCTGGTAGATTCGGATATTCAATTAACCTATTCTCAGCTTCTGTTGCTGACGCTAACCACACTATATCTTCAGCTTCTTATGCTGATGTAAACTTTGACGCGGATTTATCAGCTTCTGTAGCTGCTGCTCCAGGTCAAATTACTAAAATTTCTGTTAAAACAGGATCTTTATCAGGTGCTGATGTAGACGGAGTAAGAGGATGGAGAGTAACTGGTGCTAACGGAGCACTAGCTGTAATTACAGAGGCTCTTAACTTCCCAGCGTTAACTAAGATAAACGGAGATAGTGTTGAATTCTTTGTAACATCATCAGGTGTTGAAAGTGATGAAGACATTACTGTTTTCTATAACAAGCAAACTGCTGATAACGCAAGAGGTGACTTCGAAGATAATGCTAATTACTCTTCTCAGACAGGTACTGGTAGAGCAATTAACATCCCAGAAATCGATGTTCAATTAAGAAGTGAAACTATTGCTGCTAAAACAAGAAAGTTAAAAGCACAATGGACACCAGAATTCTCTCAGGATTTAAATGCATTTCATTCATTAGATGCTGAAGCAGAATTAACTAATATTTTAAGTGAGTATATTTCATTAGAAATCGATCTTGAAATTTTAGATATGTTAATTGAAAACGTACCTACAACTCAGGTGGCTGAATGGTCAGCTAAAGTAGGTAACGAAATTAACACAGCTGGTACAGCTTTTACATCTAACACAGATGGTGTATATTATACACAAATGAGTTGGTTCCAAACTCTTGGAATTAAATTACAGAAAATCTCTAACTTAATCCACCAGAAAACTTTAAGAGGTGGTGCTAACTTTATGGTTGTTTCTCCAACAGTAGCTACAATATTAGAATCTATTCCAGGATTCGCTGCTGATACTGACGGGGATGCTGCTAAAATGCAATATGCATTTGGTGTACAGAAAATTGGTGCATTAAACAGCAGATATAAAGTTTACAAAAACCCTTACATGACTGAAAACACGATCTTGTTAGGATTTAGAGGTAACCAATTCCTAGAAAGTGGTGCTGTATATGCTCCATATATTCCATTAATCATGACACCATTAGTGTACGATCCTAATACTTTCACTCCAAGAAAAGGTATTATGACTAGATATGCTAAGAAAATGGTAAGACCTGAATTCTATGGAAAAGTACATGTTGCAGATTTACAAGTAATCTAATAACAACAAGTATACTTTAAATTAAATCCCGCCCACAAGGCGGGATTTTTTTTTAATATTTATAACAAATAATATCTATGGCCAACTTTAACATAACAATACAAGAAAGAATTTCATTAGAAGGTGTAGAAAGAGGATCAGATTTTTCTCAAACTATTACAGGAGTTAATTATACAGATAATAGAATATTAAATACATTATCTGGTTCAGAAACTACTATATTTTCACTAAGCGATACAGAAGGAGCAGGAACTTTTTTAAGTAGTAGTTTAAAATATGCTAGAATTAGTAATTATTCTACAGATGTACCTGTAAATCTAAAAGTATCATCTTCAGTAGAACAACTTAATTTTAAAATTGATGCTGGAGGATCTTTTATGGTATCTACTAGTGCAATTACAGGAAGTATCCTATCAGGAAGTGATGCAGTATTTACTTATGATGACATTGCTTCACTAAAAGTTGAACCATCAGGTAGTAATGCCAAAATAGAATATATAATCGCAACAACATAATAAAATATGTCTCAAACACCTATAATATGGCCCGGATCTTCATCATTTGCCTCAGGACAAACTCCTTTTGCTTTTTATGATAGTGATACAGATTTTACTACAGATGCTGATAAAGTAGCAGATTTTTGTGCATCTCGTTTAGGATATCCTACAGTAGATGTTGAATTAGGTAGTGGTTCTTTTTATGCTTGTTTTGAAGAAGCAGTTACTACATATGGTAATGAACTTTACTTATATCAAATAAGAAATAATTTTATAAATTTAGAAGCATCTAGTACAGGATCTTCTCATAATCAAGATGTAATTAATCCTAATTTAGGAAATGTTATAAGATTAGCAGAAAATTATGGATCTGAAGCAGGATCAGGAGGTACAGTAACTTGGTATTCAGGATCTATTCCACTTACGGCATCTATACAAGAATATGATTTAAATGATTGGAAACAAACACAAGGTATTACAGGTTCAATTGAAATAAAACAGGTATTTTTCCAAAACACCCCAGCAATTGTAAGATATTTTGATCCATATGCTGGTACAGGATATGGTTCTCAACAATTATTAGATGTATTTGGATTTGGAAATTATTCACCTGCAATTAACTTCTTATTAATGCCAATTTATTATGATGTATCGGTAATTCAAGCAATTGAAATGAATGACCAAATTAGAAAATCGGCATTTTCTTTTGAATTAGTAAATAATAATTTAAGAGTATTTCCTATACCTAATGCTGAAGGGCAATTATTTATTCAATATATTAAAGTAGATGAACGAAATGCACCTACTACTGCTGCATATTCAGGAAGTAATTTAGTAACGGATATTTCTAATGTACCTTATGACAACCCTACTTATGCTTATGTTAATGCGCCCGGTAGATATTGGATTTTTGAATATACATTAGCTTTAGCTAAAGAATTATTAGGATATGTAAGAGGAAAATATCAACAGGTACCTATACCTGGTGCTGAAGTTTCATTAAATCAAGCGGATTTAATATCAGCTGCTAGTGCTGAAAAAGCTGCTTTAATTGAAAAATTAAGAACAGATTTAGATGAAAATTCTAGAAAAATGCAACTACAAAGAAAAGCGGAAGAAGCCGAAGCAATGAAAGGTACATTGGATCAAGTACCATTACCTATTTACATAGCATAATATGGCATTATACGGAAGAAATAAAGATGTATTATTATTTCAAGGGCTTAATACAGAGCTCTTACATAAAATTATAGAACAACAAGTTGGTTATTATAAACCTAAATTAGATAATACACCTTCTAACATTTATGGTGAAGCACAAAATAAAACTTGGATTGGTCCTGTTTTATTAAAATGTTTATTAGATAGAGGTGACCAAACATCATTAAATGATGATTTTGGTGTTGATAGAAATAGAACATTATCTGCTAGATTTTTTAGAAAAGATTTGACTGATGCAAATGTAGTTCCTGAAATAGGAGATGTAATATTATGGAATGAAGATTATTATGAAGTAGATAATCTAGTTGAAAACCAACTAGTAGTAGGTAAAGATCCTTCTTATCCATATAGTGATACAGTAGATGATTTTGGATCGAGTCATTCAATAATAGTAGAATGTCATTATACAAGACCAGAAAGAATAGGACTTAAAGAACAAAGATTATAATGGATTTTAAACCTAGACCATATACTAAAAGGGAATTTTTATCTAAATTTAACAAACCTTATGTTAATCCGGATACTAATGAAGTTGTTGCCCCTTTAACTGAAACAGTAACATCTGCTGAAGTAAATCCAGGACAGCCTGAAATTAATAGAGCATTAGAAGTATCTTTAAAAGATGATACTAAACATAAAACTATGTCTATTGGTTTAAAAGATATAGATAGTGCTATTTTATATTATTTAGAAAATGTAATCAAACCCACAGTAACACAAAATGATAGAAGAATTTCTGTACCAATAATTTATGGTTCACCTGAAAGATGGAAATCTATGCAGGGAGATGGTTTTTATAGAGATAAAAATGGTAAAACAATGGTACCTCTTGTAATGTTTAAAAGAGATAGTTTTACTAAAAATAATACTATAGGAAATAAATTAGATGGTAATAAAGTAAATAATGTACAATACTTTGAAACAGGATATTCAAGAAGAAATGTGTATGATAATTTTAATGTTTTAAGAGGACAAAAACCACAAAAAGAATATATAGTAGGAATAATACCAGATTATATAGATATAACTTATAGTTTATCTATTTTTACAGATTATGTAGATCAGGCTAATGAAATTACAGAAGCAATAGAATTTGCTGCTAGATCATATTGGGGAGATCCTGAAAGATTTATGTTTAGAGCAAATATAGATAATTTTGATACTCCTGTTTTATTAGAAAATGGAGTTGATAGGGCAAATAGAATTAATATGAATGTTTTAGTTTATGGGTATCTAATACCATCTGGTATAAATGCCGCTATGGCCGGACCTAGTCCAAAATCATATAACGTTACTAAAACTGTATTTAAAGAAACAATAGCATAATATATATTTATTATAGAAATAAAGAAATAACATGGCAGGAATAAGTACCCAAGGAATTGCTAGTGGAAGTATAATATTTCCAGAACATATATTAAGATCAATTGATGCTTTAAATGGTGAAGCAGGACCATTTGATTTTAAACTATCGGGATCTGTAACAGTATCAGGAAGCACAAAAATATCTTCAGGTAGTGTTATTGAAAATAATAATGCACCTACCGCTTTAATGTATAATACTGCATCGGGTGATGTATTTTTTAGTACAGGAAGTTTAGGTGGTGGTGGTGGATCAGGTACTAGTGGTACTTCAGGTACTTCAGGTACAAATGGATCATCTGGTTCAAGTGGTACAAGCGGTACAAATGGTAGTTCAGGATCAAGTGGATCATCTGGTTCAAGTGGTACTAGTGGTACAAACGGTAGTTCGGGAACTTCAGGTGCAGATGGTAATTTATTTACAACTACATCTTCCACATCTACAGCTATAGGTACAGGGTCTAAAGGATTTACAGTTGCTGCAGGATTAGCCTTTATAGTAGGACAATCCCTTGTTATAGTAGATGCCTTAAATGCTGCTAATTTTATGAATGGTAAAATTACTGCTTATAATAGTGGTACGGGAGCGTTAACAGTAAATGTAACATCAGTTACAGGTAGTGGTACTAAATCATCATGGAATATAAGTTTAGAAGCAGCCCCTGGTACAAATGGTACTAGTGGATCTTCAGGTAGTTCTGGATCAAGTGGATCATCTGGTTCTAGTGGAACTAGTGGTACTAATGGTACAAATGGTAGTTCAGGTTCAAGTGGCTCAAGTGGTAGTTCAGGAACTTCAGGTGCGGATGGTGATGAATTTACAACTACTTCCTCAACTTCATTAGCAATAGGATTAGGTGCCAAATCATTAACAGTTGAAGCAGGTATGGCCTATGTAGTAGGTCAATCAGTAGCCATTATTTATGCTTCTGATGCGGATGATAAAATGATTGGGAAAATTACTGGTTATAATTCAGGTACTGGGGCTTTATCCGTAACTGTATTAGCGGTAGGAGGTAGTGGAACATATGGAAGTTGGAATGTAACTCTAGAATCAGTTCCTGGTACATCAGGTACTAGCGGTTCTAGTGGTTCAAGTGGCTCAAGTGGCTCAAGTGGAACCAGTGGTACTAATGGTACATCAGGTTCTTCAGGATCAAGTGGAACTAGTGGTACTAACGGTACATCAGGTTCTTCAGGATCAAGTGGAACTAGTGGTACAAATGGTACAAGTGGTACTAATGGTACATCAGGTACAGGGGTAGGATTCCCATTTTCAGGAAGTGCACTACTATCAGGTAGTTTATTAATACATGGAACAGGAGCAGCTTTAAATGTACTTGGTGGAGTATCTGGATCTTCAATTTCAGGATCATTAACAGGATCATTATTAGGTACGGCCTCAATAGCTAACACAGCTACAACTGCATCTCATATAGTAACAGCTTCATTTGCTAATACTACAACAAGTGCTTCTATAGCAACAACTGCAGGTACAGCTTCAGTAGCTGTAAGGGCAACTACTTTAAGCGCACAAGCTACAGCTTCAATAGCGGATAGAGCTACTACAGCATCATTTGCAAATACAGGTGATGGAACATTTAGTGGATCATTTAGTGGTTCATTCCAAGGGGATGGGTCAGATTTAGTAGGAGCTGGTATCAACACAGCTTTTAATAATGAAGTAAGATATTTAGCATCTGATTTAGGAAGCAGTGGTGCGGATGGAAGTGTTGAATTATTATCATCAGCAACTATGTTTGGTGGATTAACCTGGACAAGAAGTAGTACTACTTTATCAATTAGTAGTTCCGCTCATGGGTTATCCAATGGTGATTATGTAGTTATTCAAAATATGAACCAAAATTACTTATATGCTTCAGCTTCTGCAGTTGGAACAAACACATTTCAAGTTACAGGAGTAGCAAATTCAGGAGGTACATCAGGGAAAAAAGGTGCCTATATACCTGCATTTAAAGTATCATCTTTTACACAAGCAGGTGCAACCATATCATCACCAAGTGCAGGTAATGTTCAATTAATTTCAGCAAAAGTTACCACGCCAACTAAAACAACAACAACATTTGATTTTACAATGCCGACCTCTAGAGAAAATGGAGCTGGTGCAAATGGATCTTTATATTCACAAAACCCACCAATAATACAAGCTTGGGCTTTAAGTAATGGAAACCAAAACACCTCAGCAGTAATAACACTTAACACAAGCTCAAACTTTAATATATTCCAAGTAGGAGGATTAAGTGCTTTAATAAAATCAATGATTAAAGTAACATTCTAATAGCTTGTTATGGCATATAGAGATCAAAGATTTATAGGTGTTATTAATGCCGATAGTATTGTTGATAGTAACTTTATTATCGGAACTGGTAATTTTGCAGATGGATCCACCTTAATTGCTGATGTTAATATATCTTCAGGAGATGAAGATTTAATTAGACCTGGTCAGATTGTATTTTCAGTAGCTGGTGCATTGCCCGCAAATACAAAAGTATCATCTGTTAATGCTGATCGTACCCAAATTACTTTAGATAAAGCAGCTACATCTAATGCATCAGGTGATACATTTGGTTTATCAACCCCTTCAGGATCTTACTTTTTCCAATCCGCTAGTTTTAATGATCCAAATAATAATTTAAATGTAAATAATATTAGTGGTAGTGATTCGGGATCTAGTTTTGCTATAGTAGGTGTAGCAAAAAAGAGTAATGCTACAGTAAAAAATAGATTTCATCTTTATACAGTATCTGAAGTAGTCCAAAGAAACATAGGATCTTCAGAAATTTCATTTTTTGTAGAATGGGGAGAACAAGGTGAAGAATCGGGTTCAGGTGATGAATTACAAACTGCAGAAAAAGAAGTTGCAATTATAGATTTAACTGATACTGGTTCCATAGCTCCGGGATTCTCATTGGGAGTTGCTGGAATGGAAAGTTTAAAAGCTGGTTCTGAATATGCTGGTTACAATATAGCAATTAATCAATACTTATCTGATTTATCAAGTTCAGTAGCTTCATCATTAACTGGATCATTATCGGGATCAGTTACCGGTTCTTTAATTGGGACTGCTACATCTGCATCAACAGCAGTATTAGCCCAAACCGCTTCAGTTGCTACTAGGGCAAATACTTTAGCTCCAACTGCAACAGCTTCACGAGCAGATAGTGCAACTACAGCATCTTTCCCTGAACGAGGAGTAATAGCTGGTAGTGTTAGTCAAAATGTTATTACTCTTAATAGAGGAGATGGTACTTCTTTTCAATTAGAAACTACAGTATCTGGTTCTGTAGAATCTGCTTCAATTGCAACTATAGCTACTACTGTTAGAAATGGAGGTAGTGGTTCATTTAGTGGTTCATTCCAGGGAGATGGTTCGGATTTAACAGGATTAGTTAGTGCCTCACATGCTATTACAGCATCACATGCTATATCTGCTTCATATGCAGTTTCAGCGTCAGTAGAGGTATTTAAAGAATTAAGTTCATCATTTGCTGATACAGCTTCCGTTGCACAAAGTGGTACAGGATCATTTAGTGGCTCATTTACAGGTTCGGGTGAATTTGATATCGTCTCCGCATCTCAGGATATAGTTGTTTCAGGAAATGTATTTGTAGATGGAACTTTAGATGCTGCAACTAAAAACTTTAGAATACAACATCCAACTTTAAAAGGTTATTATTTAATTCATTCATCATTAGAAGGACCTGAAAGAGGAATATATTATAGAGGTAAATTAAAAACAAATAATATTATACATTTACCAGATTATTGGAATGAATTAACGGATGAAATGGATATTACAGTTCAACTTACACCTATAGGAAATGCTTGCCAACATTTTGTTAAATCCGTAAGTAAAAGAGAAATTGAAGTAGGCTGTGATTGTGGAAAACCACATTGTTATTATATAGTTCATGCTCAAAGATTTAATGAAGGTAGGTTAGATATTTTAAAACCTAAAGAATCAAAAAGAATTTGATTTTAAAATAAAGGTTATTATATTACACGGTTATGAAAATTCAAGCCCATACAAGTTTTATTGGTACTACAGGGTATGCTAACCATGCACAATCTTTTTTTACTGAATTAGATAAATTAATTCCTATTAAGGTTAGAAATGCTACAGTAGGAAAATCATGGAATTGGCCTAATAATACTCCTCATGACAAAGAACCTTATATAACCCCTCAAATGAAAAAAATGCTTCATTTACAAACATTATTTGAAGCAGATAAAAGTAGAAATGATTATCCTATATACCATCATAAAGAAAATTTCCAATCTGATATAGATATAATTTTAGAAGAACATGATCATCATTATTTTTATGATTCTTATAATGGTTATAAAATAGGATATAATGTTTGGGAATCAACTAAATATTCTAATCAATTTTTCAATCAATTACTTACCTTAGATGAATTATGGGTTCCTACTGAATGGCAAAAAGAAATATCTATTAAACAAGGATACCCAGAAAATAAAATATTTGTAATACCAGAAGGAGTAGATGGAAAAATATTTAAACCTAATCCTAAACTAAAAAAACAAGATAAATTTCAGTTTATTATAGTTGGGAGATGGGATTACAGAAAGGGAATAAAAGAAAGCATTGAAGGTTTTCTAAAAGCATTCCCAGATAATCAAGATATTGAATTATTATTAAATGTAGAGAATCCTTATCCTACAGATGATATGAATTCAACAGAAGAAAGATTAAAATACCATGGATTAGAAGATAATAGAATAAAAATATTAAAATTTTTAAATAGAAAACAATATATTAAATTATTACAAAATGCTAATGTATTAATTTCCTGTGCTAAAGCAGAAGGTTGGAATTTACCTTTAATAGAATCTCTAGCTTGTGGTACCCCATCAATTTATACTAAATGTTCAGGGCAATTAGAATTTACTAAAAGTAAAGGATTGGGGGTTGAAATATTAGGAGAAGAAAAAGCAGGAAAAAATATACCTGGTAACTTTTATACTCCTGATTTAGATGATTTAGTTGAAAAAATAAAAGATTCTTATAATAATTATAATGTATGGAAAAAGTGGCATTTAGATCGTTCTAAAGAAATAAGAGAAGAATATTCATGGAAAAATCAAGCAAAAAAAGCATATAATCGTTTACAACAAATAAAAATTACTCCCAAAACCAAAACACCTAGATTAGATGTAAATTTTGTAGATGGTCCTTATGCATGCTTAAGAAATTCTAACCAAGAATATTTAGTAGATTTTATAAATCAAGATACTAACCAAAGTGAATATTCAGTTAATCTAAAAAATGACCATTGGGGTAAAACATTTCATAAATTTTTTATAAATTGGGATATACAAGTAAAAGATAATTTTGGAGAAGTAATATATTCTCATAAATATAATGCATCTGGTAAAAGAGTTTATATAGCTTTTGGTTCTAAAGCTTTAGGTGATACTTTAGCCTGGTTCCCTTATGCTTTAGAATTTAAGAAAAAACATAATTGCCATGTAATTGTATCTACGTTTTGGAATAAATTTTTTAAAGAAAAATATCCTGAATTAGAATTTGTATCTCCTGGAGCTACTGTTCCTAATTTATATGCTATGTATGAAATAGGTTGGTATTATGATGATAATGATAATTTAGAAGGTTTTAAACAACCATATGATCCAAAACAATTTCCTTTACAACAAACTGCAACTAATATATTAGGATTAGAATATAAAGAAATTATACCTAAGATAAATTATCAAGTAAAGGATCGCCCTTTTAAAGAAAAATATATATGTATATCTCCACATGCTTCTGCAAGTGCTAAATATTGGCACCATCCTGAAGGATGGCAAACTATTATAAATTATATTAATAATGTTTTAGGGTATAAAGTAGTAATGATTTCTAAAGAAAAATATAATGATAATTGGGAAACTGATAAATTACCTTTACAAAAGAAATTTACAAACATAATAGATGCTACAGGTGATCACCCTATAGAAGACATAATTAATATGTTACACCATTCAGAAATGTATATAGGAGTATCTAGTGGTTTAGCCTGGTTATCTTGGTCAATTAAAAATCCTGTAGTATTAATATCTGGATTTAGTTCTGATTGGACAGAATTTACTTCAAATATTGAAAGAATTATTAATAAAAATGTATGTAATTCTTGTTTTAATAATTTCAAATTAGATGCCGGTGATTGGAATTGGTGCCCTGTCCATAAAGATACTCCAAGGCAATTTGAATGCACTAAAAAAATATTACCTGAAACCGTAATAGAAGGTATTACTCGTAGACTTAGTTAATATTTATTAGGGAATAACCCTAAGTAAAAAAAATATTAATGGCTTCAACAATAAGTACATCAGGTATAGCGAGTGGTAGTGTCATTAAGGCCCAACATGCCTTAAGAATTATTAACTCTTTAAATGGAACAGCAAATAATGATATCTATGTAACTGGTTCTGTAGGAATTACAGGTAGTTTATCAATAAAAAGTGGTAGTTTAGCGGAAACTGGTTCCGGTTTTGATTTTTTATTAGCATATGATACAGGTAGTGGAGATATAAAATTTACAAGAAGAAATTCAACTTCTGGTACATCAGGTACATCAGGTACATCAGGTTCTTCAGGATCAAGTGGTACAAGTGGATCAAGTGGATCATCAGGTACTTCAGGTACAAATGGATCAAGTGGATCATCGGGTACTTCAGGTACAAATGGTACTAATGGTTCATCAGGTACATCTGGCTCATCAGGTAGTTCAGGAACAAGTGGGGAAAAAGGAGGAGTAGAATATAACTTTGATAATAATACTAGTGATGCAGATCCAGGAAATGGAGAAATAAAATATAATAATGCATCTATTGCTTCTGTAACTTTTATTTATATAGATAATTTAGATCAAAGGGGTGCAGATCAAACTGCATGGTATGCTACTTGGGATGATTCAACTAATAGTACTGACCGTGGACAAATAATTGTAACCAGTAGGGATACAGGAACAGTTGTAAATTCATTTAAAATAACAGGTGCAGTAACAGCAGCTACTGGGTATTATAAAATACCTGTAGCTTATATAACAGGTGCTATCCCATCTAATGGCAATAAATTATCAGTTCAATTTTCAAGATCTGGTAATGCAGGTACTTCGGGTACAAGTGGTACTAATGGTTCATCAGGTACTTCAGGTGGGTTAAATATATCTAATAATACTACAGGATCTTTATTATTAGCTAGTGGTTCAACTAGTGATCTTAATGGTGCAGCAGGGTTAAAATATACAGGTAGTATTTTTCAAATTACAGGATCAGAAACTAGAATTTCAAGTTCAGTTAGTATAACTGGATCATTAGGTCTAAGAGTAAGTGGTAGTACAGCTTTAACAGGTAGTCTATTACAAAGTGGTAGTACAAATGTAACAGGATCTAGTGTAATTTCTGGATCTTTATTAGTAACTGGAAGTTCTACTTTAGCACTAAGAGTATCTGGAAGTAGTGCTTTTACAGGAAGTGTATTAGTTAGTGGAAGTACATCATTATCTGGAAGTATATTTCAAAGTGGAAGTAATAATATTACAGGATCTCAAAGAATATCTGGTTCATTATTAGTAACAGGTAGTATGCTACAGAGTGGTAGTGTAGCATTAACAGGAAGCTTACTACAAAAAGGTAACACACAAATTTCAGGTTCTACTATTTTATCTGGTTCTTTACTAATAACGGGTAGTAGTACTTTAGCATTAAGGATTACGGGTAGTACAGCCCTAACGGGTAGCTTACTACATAGTGGTAGTACAGCCCTAACCGGAAGTTTCCTACAAAAAGGTAATACACAAATTTCGGGTAGCCAACTACAAAGTGGTAGTATTATATTATCTGGTAGCTTATTACATAGTGGTAGTACACAAATTACAGGTTCTACCCTCTTATCAGGTTCATTACTTTTAACAGGTAGTTCTACTTTAGCATTAAGAATAACTGGTAGTACAGCATTAACGGGAAGTCTATTACAAAGTGGTAGTACTGTAACTACAGGTAGTGTAGAAATTTCTGGTAGTTTAGGAGTAGGAACAGCTGCTTCGGGTGTTATAGGTGCAATTTTAGCTGCAAACGATGTTGTAGCATTTGCTTCTTCAGATGAGAGATTAAAAGAAAATATAACATTAATAGAAAATCCTTTAGATAAAATTATTAAAATATCTGGATATGAATATGATTGGGTCCCAATGGAAGGAGTACATGTACATTCAGGACATGATATAGGTGTAATAGCACAAGAAGTAGAAAAAGTATTCCCAGAAATTGTAGCGGATAGAGATAATGGATACAAAGCTGTAAAATATGAAAAATTAGTATCTGTATTAATAGAAGGTATAAAAGAATTAAAACAAGAAGTAGATTTACTTAAGAAAAAGATAAATGGCTAAAAATGTAAGAATTGTTCCTGCATCAGGGTCTATATTTTTTACTGGTGACGGGTTTGATGTTACTGGTTCTATTAGATTACAAACTGTAGGAAGTACTGAAAATGTACAATTTATAGATGGTACTTCAAATGAATCCATAATTTTAATTCATAAAGCATCTAAAAGAGTTGGAATAGGTTTAATATCCGCTTCCGCTAAATTAGAAGTATCTTCCTCTAATACTGAAGATGCTCTAAAAGTTGGAACTCCTGATGGTGATTTAAAAGTAAATAATAAAGGAATTTTACAATTATCAGAATACCAGGGAAATGCTACAGCTGTTGAGGGCGGTATTTTATATAGTGGAAGTAATCTATTTATCGGAGATTAATATTTATTATAGAATAAAAAATCACATAAATGCCAAGTTGGAAAAAAGTCGTAGTCTCCGGATCTAATGCAGAACTAAGTTCGGTTACAGGTTCATTTACAGGTTCATTTAAAGGAGTAGTTGTAGGTACTATTGCCTCTTCTTCTACCGCATTATTAGCTGGAACAGCTTCTGTTGCTACTAGAGCAAATGCTTTAGCTCCTACAGCAACAGCTTCAATATCAGATACAGCTACAACAGCTTCATTTGCTGATTTAGCAGGAACAATTAGATCAGGACTTACAGCATCACATGCAGATAGAGCTACTTCAGCTTCTATTTCAGATTTAGCTTCAACATTAAGTTCAACTGCAACTGCTTCATTTGCCGATGTATCAACTTTATCTAGAGGTGGTTCAGGTTCATTTAGTGGTTCATTCCAAGGTGATGGTTCAAGTTTATCAGGAATTGCTACTACTTTAACTGTAGATGGTGATTCAGGAGAAGAAGATGTAGATTTACAAACTGATGATTTACAAATATTAGGTACTACAAATGAAATAGTAACTGCCGTTACAAAAGATGGTACTAATGTAAAAGCAACTATTAGTTTACCTGATGATGTTACTATTGGACAAGATTTAACAGTTACTAGAGATGCCACTATTACTAGAAATTTAACAGTTGTAGGTACGGCTTCTTTTCAACATACAACTGATTTAGATGTTGCAGATAGATTTATTAGATTAGCATCAGGATCAAATGCTGCAGGGGATGGTGGTATAGCTGTTATTCAATCTGGATCAAAAAATTCAGAGGCATTAGCTTATGATTCAGCCGTAACTAGATGGGGTTTTACTGGTTCTTTTGATCCGGCTCAAAATACCATAATTCCAGAAGCATATGTAGCAGCAGTAATAGAAGGTGGTAGTGGAGATAATGATCCTACTGATACAATAGCTAAATATGCTAAAAAAGGAAATATATTTGTAGCTGATAATGGAGAAATTTACGTTTATTCTTCATAATAAATTTTAAATAGTTTTGGGTTTTATTGCAAGCAAAATAGAAGTAAAAGAGGGAAAAAGTAAGGTAATTGATAATGCAGAATTACCTCAGGATTTGCTTTTAGATAAGGCAGAATTACGAGTTCTTTTAAAAATGATTAAAAATTCTTCATTTGAAGGAAAAGATATTGAATTGGTTTTTAAACTAACTTGGAAACTCCAAGAAGCTTATTTATCTCTACAAGAGAATGAATAGATATATTTTACTTCTCCTCCATAAATTTAAAATATTTATACTTGATATTATCGGCCCTTAAGGGAAGTGGGCAGGCAATCCTGTAACCAACCATAATAAATTATATGCCTAGTTGGAAAAAACTTATTACTAGTGGCTCTAATGCTACTCTATCCTCTTTATCAGTTGATAACCAAATAACTGGTTCTTCACTTACAGGTTCATTTACAGGTTCATATAGTGGTGATGGTTCGGATTTAACGGGTATAAATCCTTTCCCATTTACTGGATCCGCTTCAGTTTTAGGTGACTTAACATTAGATTCTCCAGGAAATGATTATGTAGATGACACTTATGTAAATGACTATTTATTTGGAGGAAATGCTTTAATAGTTAGTGATAATGCTATATTTAGTGGTTCTATAACTGCATTAAACTTATCAGGTTCAGTTTCAGGTTCATTCCAGGGAGATATAAGTACTGACCAATTAAGAATTAATTCTATAAATGATTATATTGACAATTATGTTGAAGATTATATAGGAGGTATAGCATTAATTACAACGGGATCAGCTATCATAGAAGGTGGAGCAGATATAATAGGACAAGTAAAACAATCTGCGGGGGCAGTTATATTAACTAAAGTATCTGAAAGTCTTAACTTTACAAACGATACAAATGCTGCAGATGGTGGAGTTCCTTTAGGAGGGTTATACAGAAATGGAAACGATATTAAAATTAGAATAACTTAACAATATTTATAACATATATTAATTAACTATGGCAATTACTTTAAGATCAGGTTTAGGTAGAAAACTTACCATCTCAGAGATGGATGAAAACTTTACTTTTTTAAGTAGCTCCTATGTAGTAAACAGTGTAACAGCATCAATGACAGCTGGTTCAGCTTCAGTTGCAACTAGAGCTAATGGTTTAGCACCAACAGTTACAGCTTCATTTGCTGATACAACAACATCTTCTTCTATAGCTACAACTGCTCAAACATCATCCGTTGCTACTAGAGCAAATACTTTAGCCTCTACGGCAACAGCAGCATCTGCTTCAACTGCAGTATTAGCACAAACAGCCTCAGTGGCTACAAGAGCAAATGGCTTAGCACCAACAGTTACAGCAACTTCTGCTTCAACTGCTATTGCAGCACAAACAGCCTCTGTTGCTACAAGAGCAAACGCATTAGCACCTACAGTAACTGCCACTTCAGCTTCAGTAGCTGCAAGAGCAACTACTTTAAGTGCACAAGCTACAGCTTCATTTGCAGACGTAGCAGGCACGGTACATGATGGTAACATAACTGCTACAAAAATTGCAACAGATGCAGTTATTACAGCTAAAATATTAAATAGTAATGTAACAAATGCTAAATTAGCAAATGATAGTGTTACTATAGGTTCAACAGAAGTAGATTTAGGAGCTACGGCAGCTTCATTAACAGGGTTGACAAGCATTTCTGCTCAAACGGGTAGTTTTGTATTACAAGTATTTGAATCCGCTTCTACTATAATAACATCTGGATCAAATATCTTTGGTGATAAAGCAGCTGATATTCAACAAATTACAGGTAGTTTACTACAAACAGGTAGTATGACTGTTATAGGTAATATATCAGCCAGTGTAGGAGGATTTAGTGGTTCATTCCAAGGAGATGGTACATTATTAACAGGTGTAGTAGCTTCAGGTTCGATTCAATCAGCCTCTGTTGCTGCAAGAGCAACTACTTTAAGCCCAGCGGCTACAGCTGCATCTGCATCAACGGCGATATTAGCCCAAACAGCTTCTGTTGCTGGTAGAGCAAATGATTTGGCTCCTACAGTAACTGCTACTTCAGCATCAACAGCTATTGCAGCCCAAACTGCCTCAGTTGCTGGCAGAGCAAATGACTTAGCACCAACAGTAACAGCTACATCTGCATCAACTGCAGTATTAGCTCAAACAGCTTCGGTTGCAACAAGAGCTAATGGTTTAGCTCCTACGGTAACGGCAAGTTATGCAGATAAAGCAGATGAAGCAGTAACATCAAATGTAATTCCCGTAACAGTAGTTAATGATGGAGGAAACAAATATGCATTTAATGGAGTAACTGCTCCAACTCTATCCCTTAATAGAGGAGAATTATATAGATTTGATTTATCTGATGCGACTAATGATGGTCACCCATTTGCATTTAGATTATTAGATGATACTTCTTATGCAGTAGGTGTAACTACAGTTGGAACTGCAGGTAATACAGGTGCATATGTAGATTTTGATGTTAATTTTGCAACATCTGCATCTTTAAGATATTATTGTACAACTCATGGTAATGGAATGGGTAATAGGGCTCAAATAGTAGATGTATTAGGTGGTATAACTAGTGGTTCATTTAGTGGTTCTTATCAAGGTGATGGTTCTAATATAACTGCAGTATCGGCAATTTCATCATCAACAGCAGTATTAGCACAAACAGCCTCAGTTGCTACTAGAGCTAATGGTTTAGCACCAACAGTTACAGCATCTTTTGCAGATTTAGCAAGTAATGTACGTAACCTTTCCATTTCAGGATCTGGAGCTATATCAGGTTCATTATTAGTAACAGGAAGTTCAGCTCTAGCAATAAGAGTTAGTGGTAGTACAGCTTTAACAGGAAGTTTATTACATAGTGGTAGTATTGTATCATCTGGTAGTTTACTACAAAGTGGTAGTACACAAATTACAGGTTCTACTCTTCTATCAGGTTCATTAACAATAACAGGTAGTTCTGCAATAGGACTTAGAATGTCTGGAAGTACTGCATTAACGGGTAGTATTTTCCAAACAGGATCATTTAATGTAACAGGTAGTAGCATGTTATCTGGATCCGTAAGTATTACTGGTAGTACAAATATAATTGGTGCAGTGAGTTCAAGTGATGATGGTAGGTTTAAAAGTTTAGGTATTAATGTTGCCCCTTCAGGAGTTGCAGGAGCTATATTAGCCACTAATGATGTTGTAGCATTTGCTTCTTCAGATGAAAGATTAAAGGAAAACTTAGAACCAATTGGAAGTGCAGTTGAAAAAGTAGAACAAATAACAGGATATACTTATAATTGGATTCCTATGGAAGATATTCACGTGTATGGTGATATGAAAGATATAGGTGTAATAGCACAAGAAGTAGAAAAAGTATTACCTGAAATAGTATCAGATAGAGAAAATGGATATAAAGCAATTAAGTATGATAAATTAACAGCAGTATTAATCCAAGCAGTAAAAGAATTATCTGATAGAGTTAAAACTTTAGAAAATAAATAATATAGTTATTTAATTTTAGTTAAAAAAGGAGAACATTTGTTCTCTTTTTTGTTTTCATATACAAATTAAATATTTATATATAAATAAAAACGTTATGGCAATTAAAGAAACAAAGGTAACAGACGAGGAGTTAAAGGAATTAGAAAATTTCCAACAAAATATTAATGTTATAACCTATCAATTAGGACAATTAGCATTAAGAAAATTAAATATTAATGAAGAAGAAGAAGTTTTAGAAACAAGATATAAACAACTTCTTCTAGAAGAAAAAGAAATAGGAGATAAATTAAAAGAAAAATATGGTGATGCATCAATTGATTTAAAAACAGGTGCAATAACCAATAGTGAATAATATTTTTAAAACTCTCTTATATATTTATTATTGATAAAATAAAATATTAAAATGGCTGAAACACTATTATCCCCAGGAGTATTAACACGTGAAAACGACCAATCACTTGTTACTCAAGGACCTGTAGTAGCAGGACTAGCAGTGCTAGGACCTACAGTAAAAGGTCCAGTAAATGTCCCAACAGTAGTTACTTCATATAGTGATTACGTAAATAAGTTTGGTGGATCATTTACAAGCGCAAGTATAAAATATGAATATTTAACGAATATTTCAATTAATAACTATTTCCAACAAGGAGGTGAAACTGCAATTGTTACTAGAATTGTATCAGCTTCATATACACCTGCAAGTGCGGAGGTAAGAGCACTTATGCATGCTGATTCTGCATCATTTACATTAGAAACCTTATCTGAAGGTGATATAATGAACAACTCAGGTAGTGTATCTACAAGTGGTTCATTAGTAAGTGGTTCATCAGAAAATATAAGATATGAAATTGCAAATGTTGATTCAGGAAGTGGTACATTTAACCTATTAATTAGAAGAGGGGATGATACTACAAGTAGAAAAACAATATTAGAATCTTTTACAGATTTATCATTAGATCCTAACTCAACAAATTACATAGAACAAGTAATTGGTAACCAAAGACGAAATTTTGATACTGATGGTGATGGAAATAGATACATACAAATTACTGGATCTTACTCTAATAACAGCCGTTTCGTAAGAGTATCTTCAGTAGGCCAACCAACATTAGATTATTTAGATAGTGATGGTAACTTTAAAGCAGCACTTACTTCATCATTACCTCAAATAGGTAGTGGTTCAAATCAAGGAGCATTTACAGGAGGAGCAGGTAGCGTATTTGGAAAAGGTGCTAATGGAAATACAAGATTAAAAATGTATGATGAAATAGATGTTTCTTCCATTCAAGGATTAGAAGCAGCTTATTATACAGCATCATTAAATTTATTACAAAATACTGATGAGTATGATTTTGAAATACTAGCTATACCAGGTGTAACAATTCATAATGGTTCAGTTGCTACAAATGCCGCAATTGATTGTGTTACACAAAGAGGTGATGCTATAGCAATAATTGATACTAGAAATTATGGTTCAACATTAAACCAAGCAGTAACTTCAGCAACAACAGTTGATTCAAGTTATGCTGCTACTTATTGGCCATGGGTTCAAGTACTAGGAATTGAAACTGGTAAATTAGTTTTTGTACCAGCTTCAACAGTAATACCAGGAGTTTATGCTACAAATGATAGATTAGGTGCTGAATGGTTTGCTCCAGCAGGATTTAATAGAGGTGGTGTAGGTGGTGTAATTACAACTGAAAGAAAATTATCTCCAGCGGATAGAGATAAATTATACTTAGCAAAAGTTAATCCAATAGCTCAATTCCCAGGAAATGGAACAGTAGTATTTGGTCAGAAAACATTACAAACTGCAGCAACTGCTTTAGATAGAGTAAATGTTAGAAGATTATTAATTGAACTAAAAAGAGTAATTGGTGATATTGGAAATACATTATTATTTGAGCAAAATACAGCAGCTACTAGAAATAGATTTATAAATCAAGTAAATCCATTTTTAGAATCTATACAACAAAGACAAGGATTATTTGCTTATAGAGTAGTAATGGATGATACAAATAATACAGCTGATGTTATTGATAGAAATCAAATGGTAGGACAAATATTTATCCAACCAACTAAAACAGCTGAATTTATAGTACTAGACTTTAATGTAACACCAACAGGAGTTGAATTCTAAAAAATAAAAAAGGCAATATTTATAATAAACAATAGAAAATGGCAGTATTAGACCCTAACGAAATAATGTTTACCGCCTTTGAACCAAAAGTTCAAAATAGATTTATACTATATGTAGACGGTATTCCAGCATATTTAATTAAAAATGTAACTGCACCTGGATTTGAAGCGGGTGAAATCATTCTTGACCACATGAACGTGTACAGAAAAGTGAAAGGAAAAGTCAGATGGAATGATATGACTTTAGGTCTATATGATCCTGTAACTCCATCAGGAGCTCAAGCTATAATGGAATGGGCTAGATTAGCACATGAAAGTGTAACTGGTAGAGATGGATATTCAGATTTCTATAAAAAAGATTTAACATTAGATATATTAGGTCCAGTAGGAGATGTAGTAAGCGAATGGGTTATCAAAGGAGCTTACTGTAAAACTGCTACATTTGGTGAATATGATTGGTCAGCTGACGCAGCTATCAACTTAGATATCACTGTTGCAATGGATTATTGTATATTAAACTTTTAATTACCCAACCCTCCATACCTTTGAGAATGGTGCCAATTTTGGCACCATTTTTGTTTTTTATATATTTATATCCGTAAAAAAATAAGTTATTAAAGTATGGAAGAAAAAGTTACAGAATCAAAATTTAAATTCCCAACTGAAATTGTTGAATTACCATCTAAAGGATTAATTTATCCTAAGGATAATCCCCTATCTTCTGGTAAAATAGAAATGAAATATATGACTGCCAAAGAAGAAGATATTTTAACTAATGTTAATTATCTCCAAAAAGGAATAGTATTAGATAAATTATTAGAATCCCTAATAGTATCCAAAATAAATTATAATGATTTAATTACTGGTGATAAAAATGCACTATTAATAGCAGCACGTGTATTAGGTTATGGAAAAGATTATGAATTTAGATATGGTACAGAAAAAATAACAGTTGATTTAACTACTTTAGATGATAAAAATTTAAACCCTAATGATTTAATAGAAGAAGGTATAAATGAATTTGAGTTTACTTTACCACATTCAAAAACTCTACTAACTTTTAAATTATTAACACATGGAGATGAAAAATCTATAGACAAAGAATTACAAGGTTTAAAAAAGATAAGAAAAGATATAGTCCCTGAATCAACTA